GGTTAGGCTGTTGGAAAGTGACCGCATATCCTATCTGGAAATGACGCGGTCGATAGAACAAAACATTCATACACATCCCAATGCCCCAATCGCCATCGCCAAATGGCAACGTGATTTGAAATACATTGGCGAATATGTATTGAAATCAAAATAATAAGAAATAGCACAGGAAGCGTTCATCTTCGGATGAGCGCTTTTCTTATGCCCATTTTTAAGGAGTGTGATTTTTATGGGTATGCTTTCCGGCTTATTCCGATCACGGGATAAGCCCCAGAATCAGACAGCAGGCAGCGCATACGCGTTCTATCTCGGAGGCAGCACTGCGGGAAAGACGGTCACAGAGCGAACAGCTATGCAGATGACAGCGGTTTATTCCTGCGTCCGTATTCTGGCAGAAGCGGTGGCGGGATTGCCGCTGCACCTATACCGCTATACAGAAAATGGCGGGAAGGAGAAGGCGATCGACCATCCTCTGTATTTGCTGTTACATGATGAGCCGAACCCGGAAATGAGTTCCTTTGTATTCCGGGAAACCCTCATGACCCACCTGCTGCTCTGGGGCAATGCGTATGCCCAGATCATCCGCAACGGGAAGAATCAGGTGGTAGCGCTGTACCCGCTGATGCCCAACAAGATGTCCGTGGACAGAGACGAACACGGGCGACTGTACTACACCTATTATCGCGGCAATGATGAAGCCATCCGGGATCGGAACTCTGCGGTGAAGCTGCAGCCCAGTGATGTGCTGCATATTCCCGGCCTTGGTTTTGATGGGCTGGTTGGCTATAGCCCCATTGCAATGGCCAAGAATGCGATCGGCATGGCCATCGCCTGCGAGGAATATGGTGCCAAGTTCTTTGCCAATGGAGCAGCACCCGGTGGTGTGCTGGAACATCCTGGTACGATCAAGGATCCCAGCCGTGTACGGGAAAGCTGGCAAAGCACCTTCGGTGGCAGCGGCAATGCCAATAAGATTGCTGTGCTGGAAGAAGGTATGAAGTACACTCCCATTGGAATCAGCCCGGAACAGGCGCAGTTCCTAGAAACCCGAAAATTCCAAATCAATGAAATTGCTCGAATTTTCCGTGTCCCGCCCCATATGGTCGGTGATCTGGAAAAGTCGAGCTTTTCTAATATTGAGCAGCAGTCTCTGGAATTTGTGAAGTACACACTTGACCCGTGGATCGTCCGCTGGGAGCAGTCGATCATGCGGTCGCTCCTATTACCGGGAGAGAAGAAGGACTACTTCGTCAAATTCAATCTGGAAGGCTTGCTGCGCGGCGATTACCAGAGCAGAATGAATGGCTATGCTATCGCCCGTCAGAACGGGTGGATGAGTGCCAATGACATTCGGGAGCTGGAAAATCAGGATCGAATCCCCGCAGAGCAGGGTGGCGACCTGTACCTCATCAATGGCAATATGCTTCCCATGTCCAGTGCGGGAGCCTTTGCAAATACCAACAATGACGGAAAGGAGGATTCCGATGAAGAAGTTTTGGAAGTGGACGAATCAGGCGGCGACGGAAACGGCACCGATGGAGAGAATTCTGCATCTGAACGGAACCATCGCAGAAGAAAGCTGGTTTGACGATGATGTCACACCCCAGCTTTTCAAGGATGAACTGTTTGCAGGAGATGGTGACATCACCGTGTGGATCAATAGCCCCGGTGGCGACTGCGTTGCTGCTGCCCAGATTTACAATATGCTCATGGAATACAAGGGCAATGTCACCGTGAAGGTGGATGGCATTGCAGCAAGCGCTGCATCCGTCATTGCGATGGCAGGTACCAAGGTACTCATGTCTCCTGTATCCATGATGATGATCCACAATCCTATGACCGGCACTTTCGGCAATGCTGCTGAGATGCAGCGGGCAATTGAAATGTTAGGCAGCGTTAAGGATTCCATCATCAATGCCTATGAGATCAAAACGGGCATGTCCAGAGCCAAGATCAGCCATCTTATGGATGCAGAAACATGGATGGATGCAGGGAAAGCTGTGGAGCTGGGCTTCGCAGATGAAATGCTGAAGCGCCCCGGCGACCCTGAAAACATGGAAACACCCGTGGTTTCTATGTTGTATTCCAAGACCAAGGTGGTCAACTCCCTCATGGAGAAAATCGCGGCAAAGTGCGCGATCGCAGGCAAACCCGCAGAGCAGGAACCGCAGGGGCGCTCTGTGGAGGAGCTGAAGGCGAATCTGAACGCCATCAAAAATTATATCTAATGGAGGATTTTTTATGAATATTATCGAAATGCGTGAAAAGAGAACCAAGCTGCTGGCCACTATGGACGGCTTTCTGGAAACCCATCGTGATGGGAAGGGCATCCTCTCTGCTGAGGACGATGCCACGTATTCCGGCATGGAGAAGGAACTGGCGGCGCTGACCAATGAGATCAAGCGCATGGAGCGCCGGGAGGCAATCGATGCCGAACTGTCCAAGCCCGTTTCCACTCCCATCACCGGCAAGCCTATGAACGGCAATGGTGGTGATCAGGAGAAGACTGGCCGTGCCGCTGCTACCTACAACTCCAACTTCTGGAACGTTATGCGCTCCAAGGCTCCCATGCCCGAAGTGATCAATGCCCTGCAGGTGGGCGACGATGCCGAAGGCGGCTATCTGGTTCCCGACGAGTATGAGCATAAGCTGATCGAGGCGCTGGAGGAAGAGAACATTTTCCGTAAACTGGCGCACACTATCCAGACCGACAGCGGTGAGCGGAAGATCCCTGTGGTGGCATCCAAGGGTACTGCCAACTGGATCGATGAGGAAGGCCCCTATGAGGACAGCGACGACAACTTCTCTCAGATCACCATCGGCGCTCACAAGCTGGGTACCACCATCAAGATTTCTGAGGAACTGCTCCGGGATTCTGTCTTCAATCTGGAGGAATATATTTCCCGTGAGTTCGCCCGCCGTATCGGCGCTCGTGAGGAAGAGTCCTTCTTCACCGGCGATGGCAACGGTAAGCCTCTGGGCGTTCTGGCAGAGAACGGTGGTGCCGATGTTGGTGTCACTGCAGCATCCGCAACTGCCATCACTGCAGATGAACTGATCGATCTGTTCCACTCTCTGAAGACTCCCTACCGTAAGAACGCGGTGTGGGTCATGAACGATGCCACCATTAAGGCCGTTCGTAAGCTGAAGGACAACAACGGTCAGTATCTGTGGCAGTCTGCACTCACTGCAGGTGCGCCCAACACGCTGCTGGGTCGTCCTGTACACACTTCCGCATACATGCCCACTCTCGGAGCTGGTGCTAAGACCATTGCCTTCGGTGATTTCAAGTATTACTGGATTGCCGATCGTCAGGGTCGTACCTTCAAGCGGCTGAACGAACTGTATGCCAAGAACGGTCAGGTTGGCTTCATCGGCTCCCAGCGCGTTGACGGCAAGCTTACTCTGACCGAGGCAATTAAGGTGCTGCAGCAGAAGGCTGCCTGATAAATGGAGGTGGCAGTGATGATGGAGGAACTTCTGAAGAAAGTCAAGCAGAATCTGATCGTGGAGCATTCTGAGGATGATGATTTGCTGCGCGGTTTCATCACCGCTGCCATCTCCTATGCAGAAAGCTATCAGCATATCCCGGCAGGCACCTACCAGCAGGAGGCGATGCCGCCTACAACAGAACAGGCCATCATTATGCTGTCGTCCCATTTCTATGAATCCCGGGACGGCAGCACTGGTGGCTTTTTTGGTGACAATGTGCAGGCAGGACAGCAGGTATGGGTGACCGTGAATCTGCTGCTCCGGCTGGATCGGAACTGGATGGTGTGATTATGTCCTTTGGAAAAATGAACACATGGATTGATATCCGGGAGAAACGGTTTGAAACTGATGATGAGGGCTTCCGAACGGAAGCCCTCTATACCATTGCCACAGTCCGTGCATATCGGGAGGGGCGGCATGGTAGTGAACGTTGGGCAAACCGCGCGTCCTTTACCGATGCGACCGACCTGTTCCGATTCCGCTGCATTCCGTATGCAAAGGTGACGACGGACATGATCATCCTATGCGATGCCCGTGAATTTGAGATCACCAGTATTGAGGATGTCAAAGGCAGGGGCATGTATCTGGAAGTGCTGGCAAGGGAGGTACAGCCTAGTGGCTAAAGTGGATGTGCAAATGCCAGAGGAATTTCTGCTGAAACTTTCCCGGTTAGGTTCCAATATGGATTCGGTGGCAGAGAAGGTACTGGAGGCAGGCGGTGAGGTTGTGCTGGAGAAGGTGCAGAATAACCTTGCCGCCGTGATCGGCTCTGACACGAAGCACAAATCCAAATCCACAGGAGAACTTGTGGGATCGCTGGGCTTATCCCCGGTGAAGCAGGATAAATCCGGGAACCACGATATCAAAGTCGGTTTTGCAGAGCCACGCTCTGATGGCGGCAGCAATGCCAAAATTGCCAATATTCTGGAATATGGTAAGCATGGACAGCCAGCGAAACCATTTTTGAAGCCAGCCAAGACAGCATCCCGTGCTGAGTGTATACAGACCATGAAAGATACCTTGGAAGCGGAGGTGGAGAAGCTGTGAGTTTGCTTTCAGATTTGAATGCCATTGCGAAGCAGGTTGGCATTCCTGTGGAAACCGGTGTCTTCCAAGACAAAGCTCCCGCAGAATACTTGGTACTGACACCACTGTCAGATTCCTTTGACATCCATGCGGATAATTTACCGGGATTGGATGTGCAGGAGGTTCGTATCTCGCTGTTTACCACAGGAAGCTATACCAAATGGAAGAACACACTTGTCCGGGCGATTCTCGCAGCGGACATTACCATAACAGAGCGCCGGTACATTGGGCATGACGATGATACCGGTTATCACAATTATGCCATTGATGTGGCAAATTATTATGAAATGGAGGAATGACCATGGCAACAATTGGTCTGGATAAGCTGTTCTATGCCAAGATCACAGAGGCAGAGAACGGCGAAGAAAGCTACGGCAAGCCCCAGCAGCTGGCAAAGGCGATGTCCGCAGATCTTTCTGTGGAACTGGCAGAAGCCACACTGTATGCAGATGATGGTGCTGCGGAAATCGCAAAGGAGTTCAAGAGCGGCAAACTGACGCTGGGTGTCGATGACATCGGTTCCGCAGTCGCGTCTGATCTCACCGGCGCAACCATCGACAATAACGGTGTCGTGATTTCTACCAGTGAGGATGGCGGCGATCCCGTGGCCATCGGCTTCCGGGCAAAGAAGGCCAACGGCAAGTATAAGTATTTCTGGCTGTATCGCGTGAAGTTTGGCATCCCTGCCACTGCGCTGGCCACCAAGGGTGATAGCATCACCTTCTCCACTCCCACCATCGAAGGCACCATTATGCGCCGGAATAAGGTGGATGCCAAGGGTAAGCATCCTTGGAAGGCAGAGGCCACGGAAGGTGATGCAGCGGTCACCGAAGAAACCATCGTCAACTGGTACAATGAGGTTTACGAACCCACCTATGCAGCATAAGGAGGAACTATGGATAACGAACGCAGTGCAATGATCACCATCGGCGGTGAAGAATATACTCTGGTTCTGACCACCAGAGCCACCAAGCAGATTGCCGGTCGATACGGCGGTCTGGAGAATCTGGGCGATAAGCTGCTGAAGTCCGAAAACTTCGAGATGGCCATCGGTGAGATCGTGTGGCTGATCACCCTGCTGGCGAACCAGTCTTTGCTCATCCATAATCTGAAGCACCGGGAGGATCGCCGGGAACTTCTGACGGAGGACGATGTGGAACTGCTGACCAGCCCTGCAGATCTGGCCACCTATAAGGCAGCCATCATGGAAGCCCTGTATAAGGGTACCAAGCGCAATATCGTCAGCGAGGATGATCCAAAAAACGCGGCAGTCGGGTAAGTGACGAAGAGTTATTTACCCGACTTCTTTATTACGGCATCAGCCAGCTTCGCCTGTCATGGGATGAAACATGGTTGATGCCGTTTGGTTTACTCCTTGATCTATGGGAGTGCCACAAGCAGTATAACGGCATCAGCAGACCCAAGCGGGAGCATTTCATTGATGAAATTATCCCGGATGGGGTTTGAGGAAGGGGGTGCATGACCTATGGCTGACACCTTCGGTCTCAAGATTGGTCTGGAAGGCGAAAAAGAATTCAAAAAAGCGCTGGGAGAGATCAATCAGAGTTTCAAAGTGCTGGGCAGCGAAATGAAGCTGGTGCAGTCGCAGTTCAGTAAAAATGACAGTTCTGCAGAAGCACTGGCAGCAAAGCATAAAGTGCTGACCACCCAGATTGATGCCCAGAAGCAAAAGATCGAAATGCTGCAGAAGGCACTGGATAATGCGACGGAGTCTTTTGGTGAGAATGACCGGCGCACCCAGAACTGGCAGATCCAGTTGAACAACGCGAAAGCCGCCCTCAATGGCATGGAACAGGAGCTGGAAGAATGCACCGATGATGCCGATGAAATGGGCGATGAAATACTCGATGCCGCCGAGGCCGCAGAGGACTCTGAAAAGAGCTTTGCTGGCCTCGGTTCTGTTTTGAAGACAGTAGGCGCGGCGATGGGTACGGTGATCGCGGCAGCAGGAGCAGCTACTGTAAAACTGGCAACCTCTGTTGTCCAGCAGTTCGGTGAACTGGAGCAGAACATGGGTGGCGCAGTTGCCGTTTACGGCGACTATGCCAACGAACTCATGTCCATTTCGGAGGAAGCCTACCGCACAATGGGTACATCCCAAAGTGAGTATCTGGCCACCGCCAATAAGATGGGCGCACTGTTCCAAGGTTCTGGACTGACCCAGCAGCAGTCGCTGAAGATGACCACGGAAGCAATGCAGAGAGCAGCGGATATGGCATCCGTTATGGGCATTGATACCGAGGCCGCTTTGGAGGCTGTGACTGGTGCGGCGAAGGGCAACTACACTATGATGGATAACCTCGGTGTGGCGATGAACAACACCACACTGGAGGCCTATGCCATGGCCAACGGCTACGATAAAGCATGGGCGTCCATGTCCAATGCAGAGAAGGCAGAAGTGTCCATGGCATACTTTTTGGAGAAGACCCAGCAGTATGCCGGTAACTTCGAGCGGGAAGCAACTCAGACCATTTCTGGCTCCATTGGTCTTATGAAGGCATCCATAGAATCCTTCGTTGCAGGCCTTGGTAATGCAGATGCCGACATGCAGAATCTGACCCAGAATATGGTGGAAGCATTCAAGGCGGTAAAGGATAACGTGGTACCTGTCCTAGAAAATATCGTGGCGGTACTTCCGACCGTGGTAGGAACCATCCTCATGGCCATAGGCGAATTGCTCCCGATGGTTCTACAATCGGTGAGCAGCATATTTGAACAGGTTCTGAGTACAATTTTGTCGTTGCTACCGGAATTGACCCCAGCGGCGGTCATGGCGGTTTTAACTGTGACCTCTGCGCTGCTGGAAAGCCTACCTTTGGTAACAGATGCAGCGGTTCAACTGGTGATCGCATTGACCACAGGCTTCGGATCGGCCTTGCCGGATTTGATTCCATCGGCGGTGATGGCCGTGGTCACCATAGCCACAAGTCTGATCGGCAGCATGGATCTGATTCTGGATGCGGCGACCCAACTGGTCGATGGACTGGCCACCGGCGCGCTGGCGGCCTTGCCAATTTTGATCGCAGCCATTCCC